ATGATAGCGGAGATCTGTTGTTCGCTGGTAAAGCTGTCTTCAACAAAGACTTTACTTTGCTTAAAGAACAGAAAGATAGTTACAGTTATCCTGTAGACGGCTGGAGCTGGTTTGACACATTACAACAAGCTTGTGACGCATTCAATTTAGATATTAACGATTACACAAAAGAAGAGGAGGAACCACATGTCATTTAAACCAATACCAACTTTAGACGGAACTCAGGCCAATTTTACAGGCAACATTACTAGCGCTGGTGATTTAACTGTTGAAGGCAATATTACGATGGGTGGTAGCGGTGTATTAACTGCGGTTAGAACGGTTACCGCTGGCGGCAACACCCTTGGTGCGGGTGAGACGTTAGCGTTTGGAGTTGGAGGTGATAATATAAAAGTTACGGAGTCTGCTGGTGCGGTCACTATTGCAGTAGACGGCTCTGCTGAATTACCCACGGCTACGATCCCTAACCTCGCAGCTTCGAAAATCACCAGTAGCACTTTCGCTGACGCTAGGATTTCTGAGTCTAGCGTCACGCAACACGAAGCCGCTCTGACGCTTGTGTCAGGTCAGATTACGGGGGCTTTGGGTTATACGCCCTTAAGTGGCGCTTTAAGTTCCGTTAGAACGGTCACCGCTGGCGGTAACACCCTTGGCACAAGTGAGACGTTAGCGTTTACAGAAGGTTCGAATATACAAATTACGGAATCCGCTGGTGCGGTTACGATTGCGTCACCCTCTGGCGTAACATCATCTGATGTTGACTCTATAGTAAAACTTACTCAGTCTGAGTATGATGCAATAACTCCAGATTCTAATACTTTATATTTTATTAGTGATGAATCAACTAATTCTCCAGTTGTTAATCCTATAAAAACTGTTACGAGCAACTATACTATCACAGATACAGACCATACAGTTTTAGTTAGCGGTTCAGCATCAACCAATATTACATTACCTTCAGCCGTAAATAATAGTAATTACGTTTATAATATTAAAAACATTACAACAGGAGCTGTAGCAATAAGTGGCACAGTCGGCTTAATTGATCTAACTGACTCTTTAATCATTAACTCAAAATTTGAATCCGTGACCGTACAATCTGATGGTTCAAATTGGTATATAATCTAAAAGATATGGGAATAAGATTTGGCAACACCCCGATAAGAAATGTAGTTTTAGAGCGTAGCTCTATAGCTAGAACTCCTAAAGCTACACCTTGGGTAAGGAATCCTAGATGGTTAGATATGCCTACAATAGCATCTAACGAAAGTAGGTTTACTGCTTTAGTAGCTATAAGTAGCGAATTTAAAAATCAATTTGTTTTCCATTTTAATACAACTAGTGGGAATTACACAGTTGATTGGGGTGATGGTAATACAGATACATATGGCGATAACGCTGAAGCAGAACATACATATGATTATTCTAATTTAAATGCTAATACTGAATTTACGCATGACAAGGATGGCAGGACATATAGACAAGCTCTGATATCTGTCACGCCTCAAGCTGGGCAAGGATTCACAACTTTTGATTTAATCGAAGATCCACCTAATAATGTACATCCTTACGCTAACCCAAGAATGTATTTAGATATTGTTTTTGGTTCTCCAAATTTAACATCTATTTCATTGATAAGTAGTATTGGTGGTAACCTTTGCAAACATCTTGAGCATGTAAGGATAGTCAACTTTAGTGATAGCATGACTAGTTTTAATAATGTGTTTTATTACATGTATGCTTTGAGGAGTATTGAGATTGATCGAAGCACATCAAATATTTCTAACTGGAGCCAAACATTTAATAGTTGTTATGCATTAGAAGAAATACCCGAATTAGATTTTAGTGGAGGGACAAACCTAGTTGGCACATTCCAAAACTGCTTCAAACTTACCAAAATACCAGATTCTATTAGTAATGCAGCGCCTACCGACATGAGAAGCACATTTATTAATTGTAATTCGTTACAAAAGATTCCCATGATGGATACTAGCAATTGCACTAGTTTCTCTCAAACCTTTATGTATTGCAGAAATTTAAGATTTATTCCTCCTATAGATACATCAAGCGGGACAGATTTTTATAGAATGTTTTATTTTTGTTCATCTTTAGAGAAAATCCCTAAAACTTTAAATACTTCTTCTACCAATCAATCTGATAGCAACCCTATGCATGGGATGTTTTATTTTTGCAGTAAAATAGAAACTATACCAAAATTAACAAATGTTGTTGGCGATGTTAGATACATGTTTAATAGCTGTTTTTCTTTAAAAAGAATACCTGAGATTGATTTTTCTAATGTCACAGATACCTTGGCTATGTTTAGTAGTTGTTATAATTTGGAAAGTCTTCCAGCTTTAAATATAACAGGCTCTACAAACACACTTCAAATGTTTTATAATTGCTATAGTTTAAAATCTATTGATAGTCTCCCCACCAATTCAAGTACTGATTTTTATTTAATGTTTCATGGTTGTTCTAGTTTAACTCGATTACCAGATGATTTCACTACTGTAAGTGCGAGCAACTCTGATGCTTTTGAACAATTCCTTGGTGGGACTTATAACTTAACTGAAATTCCAGAGGGGACATGTAGTGGTTTTGGAAACGCAGGAGTTACAGATTATGAGGAAGCGTTTGAGAGTACATACTTCAGTAAACTTCCAGATAGTTTTACAGGAATAAATAATAACGCTGACAATATAACAAGAATGCCAGAGATGTTCAATGCTGCGATTGGGCTAAAACATATCCCTACTATTGACGCATCAAATGTTTCTTCGTCACTTGGAAATACTTTTTATCAGGCGTATTGTTTAGAGTCTGGGGGCATACTTTCAGGTGTAACACAGAATGTAAGTTATCGTAGGACCAATATGGATAGAGAGGCTATGACAGCAGTATTTAGCGGTTTAGGAAACGCTAGTCGAACTATAAATATTAATGAAACCCCAGCTGAAGGCAATCTTACAGACCAAGATAAAGCAATAGCAACAAACAAAGGGTGGACGATTGCAACATAATGGAAGAAGAATATTACACAGAAGGGTTTTACAAGCATGATAGCGGAGATCTGTTGTTCGCTGGTAAAGCTGTCTTCAACAAAGACTTTACTTTGCTTAAAGAACAGAAAGATAGTTACAGTTATCCTGTAGACGGCTGGAGCTGGTTTGACACATTACAACA